GGGGTATTGACAGGGGTGCTTTTCTGCGTATAACTGCGTAGCAGTAGCAGCAAAGTTATAACACTTTAAGTTAAAACACTTAAAAAAGAGTAATACTTAAAAGTAAAGTAATACTTTAGAAGAGTTATAACTTTATATAGAGTGTTGTAAATGGGTTAGTGGACATAGGAAGAGTTATAACACTATAGTAACACTTTGTTCTTGTGTAACATGTTTGTAAGTGATATACTTTCTTTAATGTAACACTTTCTCATAAGCAATAATCATAATTTGTGTTACAAACTGGTACGTGTTGCAACTCTTAGTGTTGCTCTCCCCCTTGTCTCCTCTCTCAATACTTGTAGTTTGCGGCACGTACCACTTTTTACGTATATTAATGTATTGACAATGAAAAATAAAAACATACAACTATACGCATCTGATAATGTAATAGAAGAGTTTTACGATGCTCTTGTATCAGGTGACGCAGCACGTTTGAAACGTGTACACATTCCTAAGAGTGACGTATTCTATGTAAGAGCAGCTATAGAGGCTGACACTGGCATCAGGTATTCTTTAGATCACGTAGAACGTGCTATGTACTTAGAGGGCCACTTACCTAGAAGAGACGTATTAGATCCTGACAGAAAGCGGAGCTACGGCTAATGCCTTATATGACTAACGGTAAGCGTGACTACAAGAAGCAGAACGCTAAGTATGACAGCAAGCCATCCGTAAAGAAGGATAGGGCTTCTCGTAATGCTGCACGTAAGGCTATGATGGCTGGTGGTTTAGCTAAGAAGGGTGACGGTAAGGATGTTGATCACAAGGATGGCAACCCCCGTAACAACAAACGTTCTAACTTGCGTGTACAGACTAAGGCTAAGAACCGTAGTGTAGCTCGTACAAGCAGCAACAAGAAAAAAGGATAAGTAAAATGCCAGCAAATAATTCTACAGCAAGACCAAAGAATCGTGATCAAAAACAAGCGACTCAGTTACTTAAAGATATAAAAACTCTTAAAGCCAAGCTTCGTAAGCAATTAGGAAATGGTGAAATAACTCAGCTTGCTTTTGATAGGACTATGAAAAAACTTGACCCTTCTTTTAAGGCTGCTGTGATCAAAGGTGTATCAGAACCTCAGAGGCAACAAATAGAGAGAGGTTCAGCTAAAAAGACTATGACTTATTCTACTTCTCGTAGAACAGGCAGAAAAACTAAAAGTTAGGTAATCCTATGGCTAACGAGACTCGCAGAGAAAAAGCTATACGTAAGACCACTAAAGGTAAGAACGCTAATTACCGTAAGACCAGTGCTGGTGCAGGTATGACAGAAAGGGGTGTAGCTGCACATCGTAAAGCTAACCCTGGATCTAAACTAAAGACTGCTGTGACAGGTAAAGTTAAAGCTGGTAGTAAGGCTGCAAAGCGGCGTAAGTCTTACTGTGCTAGAAGCGCTGGGCAGATGAAGAAGTTTCCTGCAGCAGCTAAAGACCCTAACTCTCGTTTGAGACAAGCCCGTAAACGTTGGAAATGCTAAGGAGTATAAGCAGTTTTGAAGAGTCAGATTAAGAAGTTACCTAAACGTAAACGCCCTATTCAGAAGCTCAAGAAACAAAGATACTTACAAAAGAAGAAAGACAAGGAGTTTGACGCAGGTGACACTTATATCACACTTTCCGCTACCTAGCTTTCCTTTTCAGACACACGATAACATTGTGTTTGCAAGCCAAGACAAAGACAGATCACATAAAGCTAATGTAGAAGAGAAGCCAGAGGTAAACAAGGTTACGCCTGACACTGCAGTAGAGGATCTTAAATTAGTTAATCAAAAGTATGCATACCACCCTGATCCAAACAAGCTAAGAATGCCTGATGGTCAGATTGTAGACTTTATCATTGCTTAGGGGTAGGCGATGCAAATTGAGAGAGAGACATTATGGATCCTATTACAATCGCTATGGCGAGTTTCAGCGCCGTTAAAGCAGGGGTTTCTGCCGGGAAAGAAATAACGTCTCTAGCTAAAGACATTGGTAGTTTATTCCAAGCAATTGATGACATTAAGGATGACCACAGTAAGAAAAGAGATAGTGTCTTTGCTAATTCAAATGAAGAGGCTTTATCCACGTTTGTAGCTCGTAAGAAAGCAGAGGACATGGAAGAGGAGCTACGTCAGATTGTGATAGCTACTCGCGGTTTCTCAGCTTGGGGTGAATTGGTAGAGTTGCGCAAAGAGATACGTGTACGTAATAAGAAGGAACGGGAAGAGAAGCGCAAGAAGACGCAAAAGATGGTAGAGAATATACTTATTTATGGTGGTATAGGTCTAATACTTTTATTTATTTGTGGTTTTGCGTTACTAATCCTACTGAAATACATGGGAAAGATATAACATGGCTACACCGACTAACAAGAAACTCTATGCGTCTGTAAAGGCAGCAGCTAAAAAGAAGTTTAAAACTTGGCCTAGCGCTTATGGGTCAGCATGGTTAGTTAAGGAGTACAAACGTAGGGGAGGCAAATATAGTGGCTCAAGCAAAAACAAAGTCACGTAAGACTGCCCACCTAATACAAAGCCGTAGGGGTTACTCTAAGGGTGGCTTAGGTAAGTGGTTTGGTGAAGAGTGGACAGATGTAAAGACAGGCAAAGAATGTGGCCGCTCAGGTAGTAAAGACTCAGGTAGACCTTACCCTGCGTGTAGACCTAAAGCTGTAGCTAGTAAGATTAGTAAGAAAGAGGCTGCTAAAAAGACTGGCCCTAAGAAAGTGAAGTGGTCAACGACTGCATCGGGTAGAAAGAGGAATGCGTAATGGCTGATAAAAGACCCCCTAAAATAGGTGAGTTTCAAGAGCGCTACACTGGAAAAAAGACTCCTAAGTGGTTACTTGATGCATATATACAAGGTAGTAAAAGCTATAACGCAAAAGAATTAAAGCATAAAATAATAGGTTATGCAGAGAAAAATAACCTAAAATACCCACAGGTTGTTGCACAAGCTAGAGGTGAAGCAAATCAGATTAAAAATTACTTAAAAAAGACTGTGACGCCTAGTGGTAAAAATAAAGCAAGAAAACCTAAAGTATCTGGCGGCGGCGGTATGTTTAAAATAGGCGATACAGCAAGCTCTATAAATAGAGGAACCCTATCTGTAGCTAAAAAACGTCAAATGAATAAGGGTGGATTAACTAAGAAGGCTAAAAAATAATGGCAAAGAAAGTGTGTCCAAAGTGTAAAGGAAAAGGGTGCTCTCATTGTGGGGGTACAGGTTATCACAAAACAGGAATGGCAAAGGGTGGTGATATGGGTAAGAAACCAATGAATGCTGGTATGGCAGCACTAAAGAAAGAAGCACCAGAGGTAGCAGCTAAGATGGGCTACATGTATGGTGGTATGGCTAAAAAGAAAAAAGGCATGGCCTACGGTGGTATGGCTAAGAAGGGTTTTAAGCATGGTGGTCTAGCATGTGGTGCTGATGTTCCAGCAAAGAACCCTATTAGGCGTGGTAAATCTTAATGGCTAAGTACTACGATAAGTATAAGAAGCAGCTTAATGCTGCAGGTTACACTATTGATGGTGATGGCATGGTGTGGGATGCTAATGGCAACCAAGCTGCAGGTGAGGATCGTTTTGGTAACGTGCAAAGTAAAGACCCTAACGTTACTCAGATCTGTATGGATGCAGAGTCATCAGGTGTATTTAACAAAGTAAAGAAGGCTATTAAGCCAAAAACTAAGAAAGAAGCTTAATGTCTTTTGTGAATCAAGGTAAGCCAGCACGTATTAAGTCTGTTTATGGGCATAATACAGGTACGACTACAGAGAATGTCTATACATGTCCTGCAAACTGTACTGCTGAGATTACTTTTATTCATGTAGTTAATGGTGGTGGTTCTACTAATACAGTAGAAGTAGGTTGGTATGTAGCAGCAGCTAACTATGTTTCTAAATTTTTAAGTGCTAAATCTTTAGGTGGGGGTGATTACATAAGCTTCAATCAGATAGATTTAGTACTACAACCTAATGATCAAATAAGAGTTACCCCTACAGGTTCTGGGCATATAGATACGATATTAACAGTTACAGAAACCTTTGTGCCTGTAGGGTAACGGGTATGCACATTATGTATCTACTATAGCGCTAAGATATAAGTATAACTATCTCCGCACGTAACATAAGGAGATAGTGCAATGTTTAAGAATTTACTGACACGTATTCAAAATCACCAGCAGCGTAGAGCAGACTACTGGGTTTTAAAGAATATGTCTAATAAAGAGCTACACGATATAGGTATTTCTCGTGGTGAGATATACAACCGTGTATACGGTGAGTATAAGTGAGGTTAAGAAACAGCATTCCTGTTATTCTTAGCCTTACAGTTTTTACTCACGTATCATCTGGTGATACAGATAGGCAGACAGGTTCTGGTCTTAACAGAGGCTTAAATAAAAATAAAGCTTGCTTTTGTAGTAAAACTTCATAAAACTATAAGGCAAGCCTATCTATAAAGGACAACTTCATATGGCAAGAAACCTCACAGAAAACCAACAAAAGTTTCTAGAAGTACTCTTCGATGATGCTGGTGGTGATGTTGTGCTTGCCAAGAAGTTGGCAGGTTATAGTAACGGCACACCGACTCGCATTATAGTGGAGGCACTTAAAGATGAAATTGGAGAAGCTACAAGATCTTATTTCGCCCGTACAGCGCCTAAAGCTGCAATGGCTATGGTACAGGCTTTGTCTGACCCTACAGAGCTTGGGATAAAAGATAAGATGAGTGCCGCTAAAGACTTGCTTGATCGGGCTGGACTTGGTAAAGTAGATAAAGTTGATGTTACCTCAACAGGTGGCGTCTTTTATCTACCACCAAAAGAAGGTAATAACGAATAGTAAGACCGAAGCACATAAGCAGAGACTTAGAGTATTGGGAGCTACCTAAACCAAAACGCGGTAAAGAGAGAGAGTGGCACGTTATAGCCAAGCTAACTAAGAAGCCGCCTTTTGGTTATTCAATACACCCTGACAATGAAAATTTGTTACAGCCTATACCGCTTGAGTTAGAAGCCTTAGAGCTTGCAAAGCGGCATCTTCAACAGTATAGTTACAGAGATGTAGCTAATTGGCTCACAAAACAAACTGGACGTAGCATATCACATGCAGGTCTTAGACAGAGAATAGATATTGAGCGAAGACGTAAAAAAGCTGCTACAATTAAACGGAACCTTGCCAAGCGGCTCGAAACGGCGTTATCCGAAATCGAGAGGCTCGAAAAAGGCTGTATCGGAGCGTACTCAGAAGAGTGATAATATAGTTATCGCCCCGAAAGAGACTGTACCTGCACAAGTAGCACCTGCAGAGTTTGACGTTGAGGCGGCACAGGACGTAGTGTTCAAGCCTAATCCCGGCCCTCAGACAGACTTTCTAAGCGCATCTGAACGTGAGGTACTATACGGCGGTGCAGCAGGTGGTGGTAAGAGTTACGCAATGCTTGCTGACCCTTTACATGGTTTAAATGATCCAAACTTTAGTGGGTTACTTGTACGACATACTACGGAGGAATTACGTGAGCTTATTCAAAAAAGCCAAGAGCTTTATCCTAAAGCTGTTCCGGGCATTAAGTGGTCTGAGCGTAAAAGTCAGTGGACTACTCCGAAAGGCGGTAGGCTCTGGATGTCGTATCTTGATAAAGATATGGACGTTACTCGTTACCAAGGTCAGGCGTTTAACTGGATCGGATTCGACGAGCTAACTCAGTGGCCTACCCCTTATGCGTTTGATTATATGCGAAGTCGCTTGAGGTCTGCCCATAGTACAGACTTAGGCTTGTACATTCGTGCTACTACAAACCCAGGTGGCAGCGGGCACTCTTGGGTTAAAAAGATGTTTATTGACCCTGCACCATCTAATAAACCTTTCTGGGCAACTAACATAGAAACAGGGGATACTATTACATTCCCTAAAGGTCACAGCAAAGAGGGTCAACCTCTGTTTAAGCGTAGGTTTATACCTGCTAGTCTGTTTGACAACCCATACCTAGCCGATACTGGTGACTACGAAGCTATGCTTTTGTCTTTACCAGAGCATCAAAGAAAACAACTGTTAGAGGGTAATTGGGATGTCAATGAAGGAGCAGCTTTCCCAGAGTTTAATAGATCCATTCATGTCATTGACCCTTTTGAAATCCCAGACAACTGGGTTAAGTTTAGAGCTTGCGACTACGGCTACGGTAGTTATACAGGAGTTTTATGGTTTACTGTCGCTCCCGACGAACAGCTTATCGTCTACAGGGAGCTTTATTGTTCTAAAGTTACAGCTTCTGATTTAGCTGATATGATACTGGAAGCGGAAGCTAATGATGGTGGTATGCGATATGGTGTTCTGGATTCTAGTTTATGGCATAACCGTGGTGATACTGGGCCATCACTGGCTGAACAGATGAACATGAAGGGTTGCCGTTGGCGTCCTTCTGATAGATCTAGAGGATCTCGTGTAGCTGGTAAGAACGAAATACATAGGCGTCTGCAGGTAGATGAGTTTACTGAGAAACCAAGACTTGCTTTTATGAGTAACTGTATTAACACCTTATCCCAAATACCTATTATTCCTCTAGATAAAAAGAACCCAGAGGATGTAGACACTAAAGCAGAAGACCACCTATATGATGCCCTACGCTATGGCGTTATGACAAGACCCCGTAGTAGAAGTATATGGGATTTCACGCCTGACAAACCAAATCAGGGCTTTCAAGCACAAGACACAACATTTGGATACTAAAACATGGCAGATATTGACGAAGTAACCTTTGATACAGATGAAGTTGTAGCTGCAGAGGACGCAGAGGATAGCATCTTTGAAGCTAAATCTAGTATTGTATCCTTTGTTGATGAACGTTTTAGCAGGGCAGAAGATGCTCGCAGAAGTGACGAAGATAGATGGTTACGTGCTTACCGCAACTATCGTGGTTTGTATGGGCCTGACGTAAAGTTTACAGACACAGAAAAGTCTCGTGTATTTGTTAAAGTCACGAAGACTAAGACCTTAGCTGCATATGGGCAGATTGTTGACGTTTTGTTTGGTAACAATAAGTTTCCTATGTCAGTAGACCCATCTATTTTACCAGATGGCGTTGCTGAATCAGTGCACATCAACATTGACCCTAATGCCGCAGCAGCAGGTGAAGCACTCAAAAGTGTAACACAAGACAAGCCTTCACGGCCCTACTTACTTGACGGTACTGAGAAGTTAAAACCCGGAGAGACGTTAGCAGATCTAAAACAACGTTTAGGGCCACTCAGCGACAAGTTAGCATCCGTATCAGAAAAGGTTGTCGAAGGTGATGGCACAACGCCTACCACCGTTACATTTCACCCTGCTATGGTTGCAGCTAAACGAATGGAAAAGAAGATACATGACCAGCTAAATGAGTCTGGCGCTTCTTTGCATTTACGCTCTATGGCATTTGAGATGGCTCTACTTGGTATGGGTGTTATGAAAGGCCCATTTGCTGTAGATAAAGAGTACCCTAA